GACGTTGAACCCTAAAGAAAATACAAAGGGGAAAGACCAGACAGGCTGTCTGTTTGGCTATAAACTTGGGGCAAAGGCCCGAAAGGTGGTTCGCCATCTGGAGGGCGAATGGGGGATTAAAGCCGTGGCACTCCCCCCCAAGTTTATAACGTGCGGTGGTCTCCGGCCGCACGTAAGACAATGTTTCCCACCTTGGCTACCAACTGAGGTGGAGCTTAGCGTGAAGACATCCCAGAAGGTGGAACTGGGATGCTGTGACAATTGCGAACCACGGTTCGCGGAAAAGTTAAGCGAATGGAAGGAGAAATTATTCCAGCCTGTTGCGGTTAACAGTGACCATCTTGAGGCATTTGCTCGCGCTTTTGCGGCCAATGTCGAGACAGGCTGGAATCGGCGAAAGTACCCGTTTATCCCGAACGGGCACGCTTCACTTGGAGCGTCGCGGAGGAAGGGGGGGAATTGGAACGAGGAGGAGTTTGCGGACTTTTGTTCGCCCACTTTGGTCTTCTCCTCGGGAAAGCCGCGTGTTGTAACTAAGTACAGCAGTTACAACACGGCCGTTTTGACCCCCTTGCACCTCTCGCTCTATAGTGAGATCGCCAGGAAGGGATGGTGCCTCGTTGGGCCGCCCACTGAACAACGAGTCGCCGGTCTCAACGGGGATGGGAAGCTTCTGAGCTTTGACTACGTACGCGCCACCGACAGTTTTAAAACTGCGTACGTACGCCGTGCCATCTCCGTTTTGATCGGGAAAGCTGTAGGGCTTTCTTCCGAGGAGGCGCGTTGCCTACGAGTGTTGGGAGAGCTTCGGCTCTCGCCAGACGGGCCGTGTGCCGAGTCGGGTCAACCCATGGGAAGCGTGATGAGCTTCCCCTTACTTTGTCTTTTTAACAAGACTGTGGTTGACCTGGCACTCTCGGACCTATTAGTGAGTACCCAAATCCAGTTCAAGGAATGGACTGGTCATCGCTGTCTCATCAACGGCGATGATCTACTGGTTCGGGAACCCCGGAAAGGAAAGGACTGGCTGTACTCAGCCATATGCCACCACGGTGCGATGGTGGGTATGCAAGTGAACAAAGAAAAGAGTATGGTGTCTGACGAAGAGGGAGAAATCAATTCCACCCTCTTCCGCCGTGGGGTTCTCACCAGGAAATCAAACGTCTCCGCCTTGTGGATGAAGGCTAAAGTCAATGACGTCCTTGGTTTCGCCGCAGAAGCCAATGTGACGGAAGCTGGATTCCGCCGGACAGTTCGGGCAAATGCCAAGTTCTTGGCTCGTCAAGAGGAGAAGTTCTTTTGGGGACTTCCCGCTAACTTGCAGAGGGTTAGCCGACAGGATCGTAAGATCCGGAGAGCCTTGTTGTCAGAACCTGTGCCGGGGCCCAAGGAGCAGGAGACCAATCTCATCCCGATGGTCGAGAAGCCGTTCGAATACGACCTACCGAGAGGGGATGAGATTGTCGCGCTGAACGCTCACGTGGAAAAGGTCCGGAAGCAGGCCATAGCTTTCGCCTTAGTACGAAAAACAAAGAAAAACACCGTTGGTGTACGTGAGAGTGGTCGGTCAATCCGATCACTGGCGCGAATCCCTACCACGCCGGAGCGGGAATTAATCCCGTTGCCCCTTTGCCGAGCGTGGGAGGCAAAACAAAAAGGAGCACTGGTGGAAGAGGGGGGTGTGGCAACCCCCTGCCCTGAGGTTTTCTCTTACCCGAGTGACCTCCCTCTAGCGTCGAAGCTGGAGGATGCCATCAGGTTGTGGAAATTGTCGCGGGGCAGTCCCTCTTGTGGACGGG